AAAAAAAAAATATAGAAAACTACCAAGTAGTTAACCATATAGATAATAATCCAAGTAACAACCATTACTCTAATTTAGAATGGTGTACACAAAAGGATCATATATCACACGCAGATATGCAAGATAGGTGTAAACATGTATTTAAAGCAGGTGGTGATGCATTAGTAGCACTAAACAAAATAGAAACTGATAATAAGCTGATGCACCTATTAGGTGCTAGGTTTATTAAAACATATAGAGATAAAAAAAAAATAAAACTAAATGCAGTTTCTATTGTGAATGTGGGGTAGTGGTAGAAAGACGTGTAGACGGCATGTCCTCTGACTCTTTATGCAGACCCTGCACGTACATAAGAATTCATAAGGATAAATAACTATGAAAATACAATATACCACAAGCATGGAGGTGCCTCATGTCAGCTAAAGTACTGTTATCAGGCTTAGCCTAACTCAGGTAAAACTAAGCTACTAAGCACGCTGATTAACGGATTCGTTATATCACATGATGGTAAGCGTTTCGCACTAAAGATACCACACATTAATATAAACGAATTTGTTGACATGGGATCATTCATTGACACATGTAACGCAGCAGCAGAAGCTTATAAAGCTAAAACAGGACAGTACCCAGATACTATCGCGATAGATTCAGTATCACGTGTATTCACTAGTGCATACAATGCATTGAATGTAAAATTTAATGGAGATAACTTCAAAGTATACACAGCATTGGATCGTGAAATTAAGCTATTCACTGACTACCTTGAAGACATTGTTAGCAATGGTATCTCATTAGTAATTATTTCACACTCAATCTTTGATGAGAAAACAGCTAGATACTCTTTAGTAGACTCGGGTAAATTTGGCAAACTCGGAGGTTTTCTCAGTGTCGTGGATTTCAGCGTATTCGTAGAAGTTAAAGCCAAGAAAAGAGTTGCTATTCTTCGTGATTCTAACAAAGCCGCACGATGTGTTCTGAGTATAGAAGAAGTGCCTGAATCAATGCCAATTACACTAGATGGTGAAACAGCAAAAGACGGGGATTTTAATCTACAAGATTACATCGACTTGATTAAATCAAAACATTCCGAAGTAGAAGAATTTGAATTCAAGCTATAAGCCTGGATTCTTCAACACATTTGGCATTAGCCACTAACAAATAAGGAGCCAATTAACAATGGCAAGAGTTATAAACAGAACGGCAGTAGCAAAAAGTGACGAAGGTGGTAATTTTATCACTACATCTGGCATATACAATACACACTTAAAATGTGTAGAAGTCGAGTATAAAGACTCAGGTGCAATGTTCGCTAACTACTTTTTCACAAACGGTATGTCTTATAGTAACTTACTCAAAGACAAATCAGGTAAAGACGCATACGGATTTAATCAACTTGATAGCTTAGGTATTATCGAAGATCTTGAGTCATACAGCATTGCACAGAACGAACTTGAAGAGTATGAAATGGTATTTAAGAACTCAACTAAAACGCTTATGGTTATACCAGAATTTACTGATATTGATGTCACTGTATTCGTACAATACATGTATGAAGTATATGAAGAGCAAATCAAAGAGCGTGTTGCTGTTAAACGTTTCTACAGACCATCTGACAATGCATCATCTACAGAGATTGTCGATGAAACACCAGTTGGAGTTAGGTTCGCTAGCGATACTGAGAAGTATGCATCTACCGTAATCTATAAAGAAACGGATGCAGAAGCAGTTGCAGCTTGGAAAGAAGCCCAGAAGTCTGGTGCAACAACTCCAGCAGTAAATGGTGGGGCAGCTAAAGCAGCAGGTTTTTCTGGAGGCGCAGCAGCTCGCAAAGGGTTCGGAAGACCTAGTAGTAACCAATAGTTTTAGTAGCTTAACCGCTACTATGATCCAACAGCACAAATTAACATAAAGGTCACAATATGGCAAAATTTACAAAAATACAATTAGTAGAAGAGATTAGTTTATATGAAACTATTTCCTCAAAAGCAGAAGCAGGTCGTATCCTGGAGCATATCAAAAGCACCATTAAACGTGAGCTATTAGCAGGCAATGCTGTAGCTTTAGGGCAGGACTTTGGTGAATTTTACGTTACAACTCAAGCAGCTAGAGCAGGTGAAGTAAATGGTGTACCATACACATCACCAGCTAAATCAGTTGTTAAGTTTGGTGTATCCTCACCATTGAAAGCATTAATTGCAGGCAACTAACATGTCTAACGAAATTAAGGATAGTGCACTGTACCAATGTACTAAACAAGTGACTGCTACACCGATGACACGATTTGCAACTCATTACAAACCATTAGAGGAGTAGCATGAGCATTAAACTACCTATAGAAACAGAAAACCCGTTATTTGGACGCATTCTATATCCGGTAGCTGAAGAGATACGCAAACTACAACAAGACATTTTGTGGACTGCTGAGGAAATACCAGTAGAGAAAGATGTAAACGACTTTAGGCAGAGAATGCTTCCAGAGCAATTTGCCTTAGCGAGTATTACACTAGACTCATTTGTTATTACTGAGCAGCAAGTTGGAGACACATGGGCAGAAATTGCTTCATGGTTTCCACATTCAGAAATTGATGGCGTAGCCTCACAGATAGCAGCCGTAGAGAAAGCAGTACATGCACCATTCTATCAGAAAATGTCTGATGAGATGAATATCGACCCAGAGGATACAGCTCAAAACCAAAAAGAAATCATAGTTATACGTGATAAGCTACAAATGATTAAACGTATAACTAGCAATCTCAGCAGTAACAAGTTATTAGCGCTTGCAACAGTATCAGGTATTGAACAAGTATTATTATTTGGCAACTTCGCTATGCTAAAATCATTTCAAGCCAATGGTAATAACTTAATAACTAATACTATAGTTGGTGTAGACTTTGTCAAAAACGATGAAGTACTTCATGGGATGCTAGCTGCATCTTTGCATAACACATACCTCAACGAGGCAAAAGTAGCTGGACTTCATATAGACATACAACAACATACAGATGATGTGCATACCGTAATGCGAGAGATAATCTCTCACGAGGATGCTATTGTTGACTATGTTTATAAGGATATTAAGTCTATAAACGACATAACACCTGCGCAGCTTAAGGCATTTGTTAGGTCACGAGTAGATGAGGTACTTACCATGCTGCAACTGCCAACTATATATGGTATAACAAATAACCCTATAGCAGACTGGTTCTATAAAGGTGCTAAGTCTATCAAGATCCACGACTTCTTCATATCTGGAACTAACAGCTATAGACGTAGTTGGAAGACAGAAAACCTGTCACGACTACCTCTTATAAAGAAGGAGAAATAATGGCAATGACTAAATACGAACGTTTATCACATGAACGTAAACAATTGCAACGTGAGAACTTAGCTCCTAACTGGTTATCTACATCTGGATTACAGATGCTAACAGAGAAGCATTACTTGAACGTAGGGGAAAAACCTATTGATATGTACATTAGAATAGCTAAGCGTGCAGAGGAGCTCACAGCAGTGCAAATCCCAGTTAACTATGGTTACTTAAACTGGTATGATGCATTCCTGGATGTGATGTGGAAAGGATACGTATCCCCATCAACTCCTGTGTTAACGAACATGGGTAACAACAGAGGGCATCCTATAGCATGTTCTGGAAGCCACTTGGGAGACTCGATTCGGTCATGGGGCATTGCACGCCTAGAGATTGAGCAGTTAACTCAACGTGGCTATGGGACATCTACTGTACTTGACCCAGTACGCCCACGAGGCTCACCAATCTCCAAAGGCGGAACTTCTAGTGGTATCATGCACCCAGCAGATGATTTAGTTAACTCCATGAAGAAGATCTCCCAAGGTAATTCTCGCCGTGGTAACATTGGCATGTACCTTGACCCATTACATGCGGACTTTGATGAGCTAGTTGATCAACTACTAGCAGATGATGACACATGGAACATCGGGTGGAATATCACTAATGAGTTCGAGGAGCTATTTCATAAGGATCCAGCACGTGCTGATCATATATGGAAACGTATGCTTCGTCTTAAACTTATCAAAGGTAAGGGATATTTCTTCTTCCTAGACAAAGTAAACAAAAGCGCTCCTCAGATGTACAAGGATCGGGGCTTCAAAGTTAAGGGGTCTAATCTGTGTTCTGAGATACAGTTAATGTGTGATGAGGACCACTCGTTTACATGTGTACTAACATCCATGAACATAACTAAATTCGATGAATGGAAAGATACTAAAGCTGTGGAAATAGCGACTGTATTACTTGATGCTGTAATAGAGGATATGCTAATCAAAGCCAGACAAGAACCTGGGTTTGAACGCACAATTGCATTTACAGAGAAATCTAGAGCAATTGGTCTTGGTATGCTTGGTGAAGCGACTTACTATCAACAGCAAAGCTGGGTATTCGGCGACCTCCAATCTACTATATTTAACAAGCAATTAGTTAAACTATTAGATGATAGAACACTAGAAGTATCTAAGTGGTTAGCTGTAGAACTTGGCGAACCTGAGTGGTTGAAAGGGTATGGGCTACGCTTTTCACATAGATTATCATTTCCGCCTACTAAGTCAACTGCAGAAATTCTTGGGGGTCCGTCAGAAGGTCGTGAGCCAGTCTTTGCCAACGTATACGAGTCTGACACAGCAGGTGGCACAGTCTACAGAATCAATCCTATATTCCTAGCTCTTATGAAGGAACGTGGAATGTATACTGAAGAAGTAATGCAACGTATCGCAGAAGACCAAGGATCTGTGCAAGCCGAGGATTGGCTAACTACCCATGAGAAAGCTGTATTCAGGACTGCATTCGAAATCAACCAACGTGACATTATACGTATGGCTGCAGATGCTCAACGAGCCATGAACGCAACGGGTGGGGGCCAAGGCCAATCTACTAATCTGTACTTCCCAGCAGACGCTAAGGAAGAGGATATCTCAGATATCCACCATGAAGCATTCATTAACCCGGACGTAGAAGCATTATATTACATACGCTCGCTTAATGGGGCCACTAAAGTTAAAGTAGATACATCAATTTGTTCCAGCTGCGAAGGGTAGTCTATGGTACTAATACTAACAGGTCACTCAGGTGCCGGCAAAGATACTGTGAGTAATGCTCTCCAAGAGAAAGGGTACTTTACAGCCATTACACCACATAGCACTCGAGCTATGCGTACAGGGGAAGTAGAGGGCAACCCATACTTCTTCATTACAGTGCCTGAATTCAAAAATATGGCAGATACAGGGAAGTTCATAGAATATGCAAGTTACACAACGCAATTTGATGGAGTCGAGGATACAGCTTACTACGGTACGGCTTACACCTCAATTCCTGAGGGATGTGATTCAATAGTAACTATTGGAGTACTAGCTGGGCTAGAATTGAAAGTGTGGCTTGGAGAACAGGCTATACTAGTATATCTCCATGTAGATGATGCTACTCGTGAAGCTCGTGCCAAGGCTCGTGGTTCATTTGATCTTACAGAATGGGATAATAGACTAAAGCAAGATCATGAACGATTTGCTAATGGTCTACCAAATGGTATCGATATCAGAATAGATAATATGCAGTCATTAGAACTTACTGTAGCAGTTATTCTAACACATTTAAAGGTAACTAATGAAAGTAACTAAACCACAATTCTTTGAAGCTGTAGGCACATACGGCCCATCACCAAAAGCTATACAAGCTGGTATATTGTTAACGCATGGTATAGAGCTAAGTCAGAACGGGATAACTTCACGTATTACGAGAGCTCGACAAAATGGTAGCCTTCCACTTGAATCGGGCAACTCCGTTCAAGACGGATTAGCACTACTTGGTACTAGCACTCTTTATGATAGTGAAGGTAACATTAAAATCCAATGGGTCAAGACTAACGCTAAACATAACTCTGAACTGCATTACTTTCAACAAGCAATTGAGGATTTCATTAACTCAGCACGTATACGTGCAGCCACACCCATAGCTACTCCAGCACTAACACACTCTGATACTATGTCCGTGTACTCAATTGGTGATGCCCATATTAGGCTACTGGCTTGGGGTGAGGAAGTTGGTGAGGACTACGACTCTGATATAGGAACAGCTGACTTACTATCAGCAATTGATCTGCTAGTTATACAAGCTTACCCATCTGAAGAAGCCTTCATCATTGACACTGGTGACTGGTATCATTCTAATGGACAGCAGAACACAACCACAGCTGGTACTCGTGTGGATGTTGATTCACGCTTTGCTAAGATGATTCAAGTAGGGCTAAACCTAGCTGTATCATTAGTAGAGAAAGCGTTAACTAAGCATAAGCTAGTTAGATGGCGTTCTGCTATTGGTAACCATGATACGTACTCTTCACTATATGTGACGTGTTTCCTACAAGCTTGGTTTAAAGATGAACCACGTGTTATAGTGCACGACACACCATCCGTATTTATGTATCACCAATTTGGTAAGAACTTAATTGGAATTACACATGGGCATACAGTTAAACCAGAGAAACTAGGTGAAATTATGTCTGTGGATTGTAAATCACAATGGTCAGATACTGATCATAGATATTGGTATACCAGGCATGTGCACCATCAGCAAGTCAAAGAATTCTCCAACTGTGTTATAGAAACGTGCAATACACTAACGGGAAAGGACGCATGGCATGCCGCATCTGGTTACCGCTCCAGTCAATCTATGAAGTCAATTACACTTCATAAACTGTACGGAGAGATATCCCGTAACACAGTAACTCAGGCACTAATCAGAGCACACCAACATAGGAACGATTCTATTGAATCAACAATTTAGTGCACTCCCCGTGCACTTACATAAAGGTAAATCATGAACAATAACAATAACATAAGAATGCTATCAGTATCGGGCGAAGACCTAATGGACTTGCTTAAGCAATTTACACAGGAAACAGAAGATGAGTGCGCATGCTGTAGCAACGAATGCACAGTTAGGAATGAAAGCCAAGCCGAGCCATGCTATGTACCACATGACTATCTCAGTCCGGGTGATGCAGACTACAGAAAGGCTGAGCACATCATTAGTCTCATAGAGGACATAACTATCAATACATTATCTGCAGATGGAACAATTTCCCCAGAGTCGGCACATACACTGCTTACGCTTGCAAATCTTCGCACGGGGTATATACCAGATGCAAAGTAAAAAACAGCTCTTCCAATTATTCTCAGACATTGCACATCTAAACGACACAGCATGGGGCAACCACGCTGGGTCGTATGATGCTAATAAGGCCGCTGCACTTCTAATCGAAGAAGCACTTGAGTCTATTGGAGCATACGCTCCACGTGAGTTGGCAAGAGAGATAGTAGCTACCAGAAGTACAGTAGCATCTGAGCCAGTTACACCAGTATCTGCATTTGATTCACTTCTTGATGGACTCTACATAGCTATTGGGGAACTACACAAGTTAGGCCTTACACCACACCAAATGGTAGATGGCTTACAGATCGTGCATAATGCAAATCTGCAGAAGCTCGGTGCTAAGGACTCTGAGGGCAAGATAATTAAGCCTATTGGGTTTGTTCCACCAGAAGAGCGGCTACAAGAAATTTTGGACAATCGAGTTGTTAAGTAAATTAGTAATTAAGTTGCATTGACTCGCTAATCTCAACTAGTCCCTCGTGGTTAGAGATTTATGTACACTCAGCTTCGCTTCGTTACTATAAATCTAATCCCGGCGACCACATTTTGGTGGCTCGTGGGTAGTAGATAGTGGCATGTATTCACACTATATATGTATACATATTAGCTTATTTATGGTATAACACTGTATACATACAAAAGGACTATAAAATCGGAAATATCAGAATAGCCACACAATCACAGAACAGGCTACAGGAATTATCAGAATGTACTGGTGTGTTCATGGCAGCAATGTTGAAAGAGTTAATAAGTGATGGGTATGTTAGTAGGGCAATGCATCCTAAGTATAAGAGGCTAGATGAACAGCACACATTGCTATATAAAGTATACAAAATAACATTCGAAAGTGGTAAAGTTTATATAGGAATGACTAAGACATTACACACTAGAATGCAACAACACACTAATAGGTTTAGCGCAACTGATTTAATAAAAGACGTAGAAGTACTTCTAAATACAGATGATGTAATGGAAGCATCCGCATTTGAGCTATTGACTATAAGTAAACACATTACTGAAACCACTTATAATAAAGAGGGCGCAATCCCTTACTATACACAATATGTACAACAGAAAGCGGAACCGGCTCATAGTGAAATATTTCTAGAGTTGCAGGACATCCATAATCAACAACAATTACGTAAAACCAAACAGAAGCAAATGCACAAATTAACCAAGAAGGTAACAAATGAATCTACAAACATTAGCTAACGCAACTATCACACATATAGCTTCCAACCATACCAAGCTATTCATAGCAGGGTACAGATTACTCTATAGTTATGACTCACTCATCGTCGTGATCGAACCATCAGGACAAGCCCTACTAGGAGCAGACTGGAAATTCTCTAAGACGACATCCAAGTTTCGTTCGCAGTTCTTGAATGAATCGACAGCAGAGACAGAGGCTAAGCTAGCATCTGGTGAGTATAAGCTATTAGCAGACCAACTATGATACATGCTCAAGCAACGCTACATGACTATCATAAGGGCTATGTGCGTGCCAGCATCTGCGTAGACGTACTCCTTACAGCTATTGAGCATTCATATCCACAGCTAAACTCTCATTTCACCAATGACACACCAGATATACCAGACGAATCAATTATACCACTACTAGAGGAGATCATTAATAATGACACTACAAATAATACTAAAACAAACTAAAGAGGTAGAAACTCATAACTATAATAACGTTAGAGCGTACTATTTCAATAAGACTTTCCTAGAGGTATTCTATGAAAGTGGGCGTAAGCGATATGTTAAACTATCTTCAGTACTAGAAATCGCAGAAGTGGAGGAAGAACAGTTATGCACATAAACGATAATAGATTAACAGCCATAGAAACTGCATATGTAACTGCATTACTACATAAGTGTAATGATGTAATAGCAGTATGTAACTTAGTACTTACTGATGGGTATGAGGCACATGATGTGTTCAATGCGGTTCATAGCACTAATCGTGAATTACTCAAACTGGCGATAAAACATTAGTGGCTACAACAACTGAGATGCTAGATAGCAGAGGCTTTGAGTTACTAGTTAGCCCAACAAACTCAATAAGGGTAAACAATGATACAACAACTACCAGTAATAACTGAACTTTCACTTAAGTACATACCATATCCAACTAATGGAGGCATTCCATGTGAACACGAGAGTGGTTGCTATGGTATGTCTATGAAAGGGGTATTAGTTACACCAGCGGGTAGAACTACTATACATGGTAGAGGGGCACGGTTCACAACTTCTCAATCAATTGCAGAGAGTATTTTAGAGTTAACTAAAATGCACGAAGAGGCGTACAAAGCACAATGTGATTGCTATGCCGAAACAGGTTCTGTAACACATCATTCAAAAGAACTACATGATGCAGCTGCCCGTTCTATATAAAGCAACCAAAAATGGATCTACTCAGTTCTGTTCCATCACCATATCAGATGACACGTTCACGGTTACATGGGGGCAAGTAGGAGGCAAAGAGCAATCTAAGTCGACGCAGTGCTCCACCACTAATGCAGGACGCGCCAACGAACGTACGCCTAAACAGCAAGTACTGCTCGAAGCACAAGCGAAGTGGCAGAAAAAGGTTGATACTGGTTATACAGTCCATCTGCCAAGTGAAGCACCTGCTGACTTTACAGCTATTAACTTACCACAGAAAGTGAAAGTTTTTCAAGAACAACTACACAACGTAGCAGATAACGTATACGTGTCTGATAAGCTAAATGGCATTAACGGTCTCTACCGTTTAGACAATGACTCCTTGACCCTTTATTCACGTGGTGGTTTATCATATCCTGAGCTTCCTCACTTAACTGTTGACATACTCCATATAATGAAGACTAATTCGCTAACTTCACTCAATGTAGAACTCTATATTCATGGTGAGCATTTACAGGATATACAATCAGCTGTTACTAAGCCTAATGAGTTATCCCCACGTGTACAAGCATGTATATTTGAATTACCTGATGAAGCAGGTACATATACAGTACATCGCACTAAGCTTAAGCATATTAGTGATTACTGCACTACTACACATGTATTAGTAATTCCATCTATATTAGTAGATAAGCGATTAATTGAATCTATATACATTAATGCAATATCTCGTGGTTGTGAGGGAGTTATTATACGTAATCCTACTGGTATATACAAGTATAATGAACGCTCATCAGATGTGTTTAAGTATAAAAAAATGCTTCAGAATGAGTATCACATAACTGGTTATGAGCTGGATAAAGACGGTTTCCCTAAACTAATATGTGAATCAGCAGGTGGAGAGTTTACTGTAAGGCCTAGGGGTGATCTGGAATCACGTAGAGTAATGCTTGCAAACATAGATAGTTACATTGGTAAATGGTATACTGTAGACTACGAGGTACTCACTAAAGCAAGAAAGCCTGCAAAAGGTATAGGGGTAGCTTTACGTGCCTGTGACCCTACAGGTGAACCTATTGAATAACTATGAACTATACTTTAACGTATTCCATGCGTTACTAGGGTTATTCTCCTTGCTAGGCATAACGATAATAGTAACATCTATGCTATTAGTTAAACCAGAACTGGTACGTGATGGGATGGAAGCACCCATGCATATCGAACACTCTTCTCCACAGATAAACCGATTAGCATGTCAAGTAGAGCTACGTCCTGCACGTGAGTTTACAGATACCCAACGGTACAACTGGTATATGCAGCAGATGGCTAATCAACTTAAACAACAACTTGCAGATAGTATAGTAGAAACTATAACAATCCGCGAAGAAGAGTATGCTCACTTAAGACGTAATGTATTGCGTGCAGACATAGGGATAGTACGTCTTGGATAAGATACTTACACAATACAAAGAGGCTATCAAACAGATAACATCTCTAACCAGTCAGCTAACTAAAGCCAATGCACGAATCGAATCGTTAGAAGCGCAACTAGCCGAAGAAGTTGAAGATTGGAGCATCACTCCCACCTCTAAACAAGTTGGTCATACTATCAATTGGGCTGAGTCTTCTACCGAGTGATTGAAATATATTTGAATGATATATTCCGGCATCAGGGGACAATCCAACCTTCTGAGCGGCTACATCCATTAGTACCTTGAATGTATTCTTTCGTAGTCGATTTATCTGTACTCTCTGGATATTAGCCCAGTATTTCCAGAACGCTTCTGGTCCCATTCTATCTAACCATTGCACGAACTTTGAGTTTATTACCTTTGAGTAGTTGATGAAATTTTCCTTAACATCACTCATAATCTCAGCTTCAGGGATTCCTTTCGCAATACCATGCCAATAAGTAGCAGCTCTAAAGTGGAAGTCACTCTCTTGAGTTACTCCTACCATGAATCTACCTAGTGCTGACTTCTTAGTTAGGAATACTGTCTGGACAACTTCATGCAGTAATGTTCCTTGAGGTACAACTTTTATAACTTGCTTCTCAATTGCATTGCTAACCACATTATTATCATCTTCTCTTAACGATACGCCCTCAACTACCGATTGGAATAATCCAGCGTCCATTAATGGTTTCAATGGGTTGGCATTCATGCTACTAATTGTATCTGCACGTAATCTCTTGTACTTACCTCGCTCATTACCTTCAGTACTAGCAATTAATCTTTCGTATCTATGCTGTAGAACTTCATCAGCTTTCCACTGTTTTAAACTCTTTCTACTTAATGATAAGTTATCAATCGCTTGTCTTGGACTCATTCCAGAGTACACTAAGAACTTAGCATTACTCAGTATGTTCCCATATATAGTCGATGGCATCTTAACTACTACGTTACTTTTTAGTACAGCAACAAATGCTTTGAAGTAGTTCTCAGCTAGTCGTACGTTTCTATCAACCTTAGCGGATACCTTAAGAGGTATTTTACCTATCTTCTTTATATCCATAATACTTGGCTCATTATATGCGAATAGCTGGTTTATTAAATCTCTACGTACATATAATTCACGTCTTGGCTTAATATCCCGCTTATCTCTAATGTTCTCGTCCTTATTACTCTTCCAGTCCTCTTCTCTATTTTTCTCAATTATGTAGTTACGTGCATCAGGAGGAAGTAGTCCCCATAACTCCTCACCCTCCGTCTTGAATCCATATTTACCTTTATCCTCTAACTTCAGCGTACCGTGCTTGTACGCTGCAACTCTTTCCTCATCAGTCATATCAAATTCTTTAGGCTGAATCTTTATGTACAAGTGTGCATTGTTTTTGTACATATCACTACTAGTATCACGTTCCGCACTATCTTTCCTAATTATATCTATTAGGTTTCTATTCTGCTCATTAGTCATTGTCATTGTGCCAACTTGCCCGAATGATCGCCCTAACTTCTCAACCCCATTCACACTCATATCTAACTTACTAACCTTGTCTTCTTTACTAATAACATATCTGAAGTCTTGTATATCCCCTAATGGTGAGTACACTGGTTGCATGCTCACATCACCTTTGTTCCTGTATACATCTATAGCTTTCTTCTTCTCTTTAGCTATCACGTCCCAAAGTGCTTTGTCCTTTAGATGTGGATTTGACATCCTAACCTTATCACTTAGTAGTAATCCTGGAATATTACGTCTTTGCAAACTTACTGCACCATCCACACGTTTCCCTATACCAGCATTGTTACTATAGAACATGCCATAGGCTGTCTTATCAAAGTCGCCTAGAGCTATCTCCATACGTTTCACGAATGCGTAGCCTTGTGCTTCCATATCGACTCTATTATACATAGGAGCATACTGTATATCTTTGTTAGGGTCTAGTCGGTCATTAGTCTGCCCTTTAACGAAGTTCTCATGCTCCCCGCCTGCTTCCATCTCTTCTTCGGTACTTCTAATCATACCTCTTGCAGTTTCCATATAGTTTCTTACACCATCTGGATCTTGCTCAAGTAACTCGGCTAACTCGGCACGCCCAGCAGCTTCTTTCAACGCGTATAGTGTTATTAGCTTATCAATTACTTGCTCTCTATCACTATATGGATTACCAATTCCCTCAGGGAACGACTGGGCATGACCATACATATTAACTATGTTTCTAGCATTTGATCGCAACCCGGTACCAGTTACCATGAACTGTGCGACTGATTTTGCTTCACGCTGCCACATCTCGCTAGCATACTCCCCAACTTTAGCTAATTCGCCTACTATCTTAGTTATCTCTGCATCAATTACATCATCACTATTAACTAATCTAGTCAATCCATCAATGCCTATATCTAATCCAACTGACTGTAAATCAATAGATAGTACAGCACTTTCTAGCGCTTCTCTATACTTCTTATTTTTCGTATCATTGATCTTTATCTTAG